CTCAAGGGGGTTAATCCGCCTTATGGTTTCCTGGCCTTTAACACCCAGAAAGATAGCAAAGAACACATCGCCATCTACCAACAGCTTATCAGATGACTTTCGCTGACCACTGGCTGATAATACGCTACTGTTAGCAGGTGAATTCCAGAATGATTCAAGTACTTTCTTGGTTGCTTTTTCTTCTTCCTCAACACTCCAGGTCATACCGGTACCAAAGGTATAATCGGTCCACAGCCGTATTGATTGCTTGCCTAGCGGATCCTTGTTGTAATAAAGCCTTGACAGATTAACATTGATTATACGGGCTGCATCAGTGATAACGTCCCCAGTCTGTGCTGTAAAATTAATCCAGCCTACATCTTCAAGCTTCAGTTCATCCTCGACAGTCTGGATGGCTTCGCGCATTATGACTTCCAGTTCACCACCGGGTGCTAGTTTATCTAATCTTGTTGATATCTGCTTTTTTGCCATCTAACCACCCCTAAAAACTATGCCAAGATATTCAATATCATTCTCATAAATAATTTCTCCACGATCATCTGCCATTCTTAAAAAGCATTCTAGGCATAAAGTTAATTTTTTATAATACGGGATAACTACTTTGTCCCATATTTCATCTTTAACATACCAAGCTAACCGCTGTTCCCTAGTACAGCATTTACAGGTTTCATATTTCCATGTTTCTGGCATTCTATTTTTGCCTCTTACCAAATATTATATACCAGCAGTATCTCCATCTGGCAGTAAAGGGCCACTTCTTTATTTCACTGACGTAATAGAACCAATCCTTCTTACTCAACTTGCGTAGCTTTTTGGATAGCTTGCCATTCACCCTGTCACTTCCAGTTCAATGTCAGAGCTAAATATTGGATTAGCCTCTAACTTATCAAAGAAGTTAATCAGTATCTTGGCTGCTTCCATGCATTTATGGCGTTCTTTTCTAAAACCAGGGAAGTGCCATTGATACCACTTGTTACCACGATACTTGAATATACCTCTTGCCGTGTGTTCTAAGTTTGTCATTTGCTTCTCCTTTTTCTTTAGACTATCCCCACCTTATTTCTGGTTGGCTTGTCCCAGTTTGCTTCTTGCCACAATGTTTACATATCCTTATATATTGAGGTGGGTTTGATAGCAAGACACTATTTTGCATTTCCCAACAATGCCCTCCAAGTTTAATACATATTTCTCCCTTATCTAGTATTGGTGGTGCTGGATTAACACATACCTCATCAGGACTATGCCGTTTAGTATAAAACTGACAGAACTTCATATTCTTCTCCTTTAACTGCTCGGCCAGAGCTAATTGTTTCATTCCGCCTATAACTCTGGCCGGCTGTTGCTGTGCTGGCGTTACCGCACAGGTGGCTATTACAAATCCATATTAAGCCCTTCGGCCTGTATAGAATCGTGGATTATTATGGCTTCTTCTGGCTCGGGTTCTTCGACCCAGCCCATCACTCCATACCGCCGGGCATCCATACCATTACTGAAAGCATGTGTGGTTTTCTCAGTAAACTTCCCGTTCTTATCTTCTATATAGCGGAAGTTGCGCTGTTCCTTAATGCAGTTCACACTATCCTTCGTCCAGAAATGCTTGTACTGCCTGACCTTCTGATGACCGTAGTCCACGCTTCCCGGTCCCTTCGGGCATCCCTTGATGTTAAAGCCGAGCCGGAAGATTTCCTCAATGGATTTCGGCTCGGCGCTGTCAGCTAATATCTCATCAAAATTCTCTTTGATACCTATCTCAGACATCCTGAGAGCGATATCCTGGTTGGTCATTCCAATCTCGTAGATAAGCTCTTGGCTATATAAAGCACCTTTAACGATGACATTCTTCACCAAGGCGGTCTTATCGTTGCTGAAACCGAAATCTAGCCCGTAAAAGTAATCACCCTGAGGTAATGTATCAATCTGTTCGAAGTAGGGGTAGACCAGCCCTATCACTTTGCCGATCAGCCCTAACCCATATACGTTCCACCAGTTCGGATCGGTGTCCTTGTATGATTCTATATTGGCTATTACTGCTTCCGGCAGCACCTTCTTCGCATCCTGATAGGTACTGTGGATATAAGCGTTCCCCGGTTTACCTACCCAATGCTCATGCGCCCAGAACTCACCTACCGGATTCCAGTCAACTATCGTAAATATCGCAGTCCGTATATCTAATCCCCGGGCTGTCTCCCAGGGTATGTTATTGCCTTCATTGATAAACAGGATATCGCGGCGCGGTCCCCGTATCTTATCTGCCTCATCAGCACCGAAGAACTCGATAGTTCCAAGCCAGCCCGGTTTGGAATAGACATGCTCTGTCTTATTATAATATGGGTTGTTGTCCTGGCCTTCACCCAGTATCTTGAAGAAGTCCCGGATAACGCCTCGTTTGAGATGGGGTAACGATTCACTTACGATGGAGATGAGTATTTTATGCTTTGATGATTGGGCTATATCTACCAGCAGTTGAAGGATTGACCAAGTTTTAGAGCTGGCCGTTCCTCCTTCGTTAAGAGCCCTTCTTGCTCCACCTAACCAGGCATCATTATTTGCATCATATACCTTGGTATGTCTAAGTTCTCTCACCTGATACTGTCCGTAGATAGTTCTTCTTTGCCTCTTCGCTCTCGACTATTACCTTTACCGGTATAGCCCCACCACCTTCACCGCTTATCTCTGTGATATCCCTTTGCCCTAGATATTGTTTCCCAAGCCATATCAGCATCGCTGCATTAGGTTGGGCAAATATCTCTTCTTCTTTCATCTCTCCATCTTTGCGAATGAAGGTGGTCTTCTTAATAAGGTACTCACCCTCTGCCGTCTTCCACTGTAACCGGCGCAGGGATGAATGACCATCGTGTAATCCCTTTTTATATATACGACAAAACTCCCTATTACGTTGTAATGTCCTGGTAGAAACTTCAAGAAACTCCGCTATCTCTACCTGGGTACATTGGAGTAATGCCAGCTTTTCTACTACTTTATAGTCTATTATTAGCTTGGGCCTGCCACCGTTATGCTTTTTCTTATTAATAGTAATTGTTGCTTTCATTTGCCTTGTTACCTCTATATACAGGAAGGACACCAATTAAGATGTCCTTCGTAACTCCTTCGTAAAATGGTTATTTAGCTGCTATTGCTACTACCCTACCCATATCTTTTCTTGTGCTATATGGTTCCCAGACATAGACTACATCATTCTTTGTATCGGATAGTACCTTTTCCTTTAGTAGCTTACTTAAAATAGCTTTTCGCTGGCCTATCAATCTGTCTGGTGTGAGATACTGAGCAATATTATCCCAAAGTTTTATGCACTTTAATACTATATTGCAGTAATCACAGTCCTTCCCTTGATTGCATTTGGCTTCTAAGTACCTACCTAATAACTCGGTGTTTTTGTCTACATCAGCAACGTGATGACTCGCCAAGTGTTTACCTTTTTTCATTCCTTTTTCTCCTTTAGTATAAGTTTCAGCTTTATTAACTGTCAATAGTACACCAATCGTAAAACCATTGTCAAGTAGTCAACTTTGTTATCAAATATTATATTTGCCCTGACCACTTGAGTAGGATTACAACCAGTACCAGAAACAGCATTGCTATAAACGCTACTTCGCCCCAGTTAGCTTTCATTGAGAACCTTCCTTAACAAAACGAATAATACTCTTATATCTAATGAATTGACAGCCCAGCTCTGCCCATCGTCAATGCATAGACCTTTGTCATTCGTAACTCCATCGTGAATTATAGGCATGTTCAACTTGCCGATGCATGCGCCGCCAGCCTGCTGGATTGTCCGGCACTTCTTATCCCGACACCACTTTGGTCTTATGTTATCCACCCCTTGCTTTATCCTTTATGGCTTGCCAATCCCTTGATTCTATTTCTATGCCATCAGTATCTACATCATACGCCATTCCCCTAATTACCTTATACTTCTCTATCTCCCTTTCAAACCAGTCTGTCCTTACTTTGTCGACAGCTTTGGCTACCAGTTTGAGTTTTACTAAAAATATATCCTCTGCCGTTGGTTGATGATCAAAAGCTATCTCGCCAAAATCACCGTCAAATGCTTTTAATATCTGTTTATCTGTTAGTAACATTTACCCTCCTTTGGCATCTCCTGCCTTTTACCACCAGCACCTTTGTATATATGAGGATATAAATTATCCTTCAAGAACACAGGTATTTTAGCCTTATCGGCAGCCTCAACAATCTCCTGC